GAACAAACTACGTGACAATCAACGTTTATACAGAGACCTTGACAAGACGCCGGAAGCAGATCAGCTTGTGGAGTTCTGTCGGGCATATTGTGAACGTTATCAATATAATTTATTGTTCCTGACAGCGATTCCTAAGAAAAATGATGTGCCTTGGGCATTCTATGATAAAGCGATGTGGGCTCAATTACGCTATCCAGATATTCCTGTGATGTTTGGGCCGTACAGCAATGATAAACAACATCACTGTCAGGCCGGCGATATCTTGATTGATGATCGCACAATCAATATTGAGCAATGGAGTGCCGTAGGTGGTCATGGTATATTACACAAGGGCAATATTAATTTTACGTTGAAACAGTTGAATAACATAACTATGGGGATTGAATAATGGATAACTTTTTGATTGGCATCGAACAAAACGAATTCTCCGGCGAATTTATTGCTTGCTACGCCGAAGGACAGAATATAGCATTGAATGCTGATAACTATCAGGATGCTGTTGTGGAAGCTGACTTGCTGGATATTGAGGAGAACTAAGCATGGGGCTTGATCAATATCTGTATGTGGCTGCAAAGCCGACAGCAAAGCGGCATAGCCGCTGGCAGCCGAAAGCAAAGCCACGTGAGATCGCTTATCGACGCAAACATGCAAATTTACACGGTTGGATGGAAAGGCTGTGGGCAAGCAAGGGAAAGCCTAACCAGGTACTGCCCAACGAGATGTTTAATGGCATCGAACTCGAACTGACTCGAGAAGATATCGATGCATTGGAACAAGATATTCTTAATAAAACCCTGCCCCAGACCACCGGATTCTTCTTTGGCGAAGGCAACGACAGTAGATACTACGAAGAAGATTTAAAATTTATAATCCAAGCTCGGGCAGAACTGTTTATGAAACTACGGGTATTCTATACTAGCTCATGGTAGAAGTGCCTATACATGACATCTTTACTGATGTTCATAAAAAAATGGATGCGGTTGACGCTTCTATAAACATAATTTATGCACATATAAGAAACAACTCAAGAGCATGGGGCCTTGACCGCACTGCCTGGCGGCGTGCAGCAAACATCGTAAGTGCCCACGCATACGGAAAGGCCCGTGCCCAAGCTTACGGCAATGTCGTACTGAAATCTGCCTGGAAACATTACTGGGATAAAGCATGGGATTATTCACAACCAAACATGGACGCCGTGTCTCTGATGCTGTCGTCCGGTCTGACAGGTAATACAACATGGAGTATTTTACGAAATGCATCTGCTGCTCTTGTGGCATGGGATTATTCTGGTGACTATTTAAAAATGCCTTTGGATCAGATCCATGTGTTAGCTTCCTTGGGAGATAACCCGGCTATTTTGCTTGAACCTACAATGATGGTCATGCATAAAAAACCAAGGAAATACCACTGTTAAATCAACAACTTACAGAGGTGCTAAGTCATTGATTCTAAACAAGATTGATTCGGTTGACCAATAATACCCGAACTGCTATAATACTTGCATAGTAAATAACAAGGAGTACCTGAAATGAGCTACGTAATTTTCGAAAAAGTAACTACCAAAATTGTTGGTAGCCGTGTTCACAAAACGTGGAAGAGTTTAGGCGCTGCGAAAGCGCATTTGGGCCGTATGGCTAAAATGGGTTACAACGTAGACGAATACGACATTGCTTCTTACTCGTTCTTCTCTGACAAGATCGAAAAAACTGTGCAGGTACGTAACTTGATGTCGGGCAAGATGGTGACACAAAGCGTGAATACTCCGCTCTGTTGCGATGTGTCTTCCGAAACGTATTGGAGTATGTAATGGAACTGTCCCGAGAAGATACATTGCGCGTATTGTCCCACCAGCAAGTATTTAACGGGGTTAAGGATGGTACGATCACTCAAGCGGAATTCGAGTTTTGGATTGAAGATATCCGAGATGATGAGAGGAACGATGGTTACGAATCTGGTTACGTATTGGGGTATAACACGGCTGTGAATGACCAGCCTGATACTGTAAGTCATTGATTATAAACAAAATTGATCCGGTTGACCAACAATACCCAAACTGCTATAATACTTGCATACTAACTAACAAGGAATAGAAATGAAAACACCACAAGTTGATGCCCTGCCTGGAATGACCCCGTTGGGCATTAAAGATACCCGCCCACAGTTTGATCGTGAACAGCATGGTGGCTTGTTCGATCGCGGCGGTGCCGATTCCTGGTATAGCCGTGCTTCAGATCCGCATTGGTATCCGGAAGGCACCGGCAATGGTGCCAAGGTGATTGATTTGAGCTCGGAAGAAATTGCAGAATACATGGCGGGATACGATCACAACGAAACACATGGCGGCAAAAAGTCTTGGAATTAACATAGCTGAAATGAAAACACTATACTTAGACATGGACGGGGTGGTCGCAGACTTCAACGCCTATGCTGTTAAAACACTGACAAGGAAAATCGACGGTGACGAACGTTGGGCACCAGGCGAATGGAACAAACTACGTGACAATCAACGTTTATACAGAGACCTTGACAAGACGCCGGAAGCAGATCAGCTTGTGGAGTTCTGTCGGGCATATTGTGAACGTTATCAATATAATTTATTGTTCCTGAC